TTGCTGATCTAGAAACTGACATGGCTTGTATGGAGGTGCACCTTCTGGTAGAAGCCAGCGAACACCAGGATGATATGTCATCTTTAGGATTTCCATAAACGTAGGATTGTTTACGTTTGCGGCTAGCATACTACGACGCTTTTCGTAATCTGGTTCAGCGTCAATCTTATTCAAAATCTCTGAGATACCTAACATTGTTTATTCCCTATCATTTCTTTCTTCGAGGAGTCTTTCCACTCCAACCTGTATAGACCATTTACCGCTCAAACTTTTTGTGTATGTGCGAGTTGAGCCGCTTTTTGTTGTTTTAACTTTACTGATCTTTGGTGGCCCAACTCTTTTTCTTACCATTAAAAATCACCTACACATTCCAAAAGGTTCTTCAAACGATTTTCTACAAAATAGTTGAACAGTTTGCTACGATCTTTCTTCTGAGTATTGTACTGTTCCAGAACTTGCTCTGAGATTTCAGTAGGAATACAATCAAGATCGATCAACTGTTGATTGCGCTTATAGTTACGCAGCATGGTTTCATTGCAGAACTGTTCAGGTTCTTGAAGAATCCAAGAAGACAGCTTCTTAGCAGACACAGGAGACTGCCGAATGCCCATAACGAACACATTATCAGCCGATAGAAAGTTGGGAATGCCATCAGATGCATCGCCCTTCATGATATGTTCTTTGAGGAACAAGTCAGGATTGGTACAAGTAATGTACTTCTTGAGGACAGGGCTATATTGCTTGACGTTAGGATACTTCTGCAACTGACCAAAGTCTTTATCGCCAGACAGCACCAAAATGTTTTCACGCAAATGATACTCTTTGACAAGAGTAGCGATAACATCATCAGCTTCAGCGTGTTCTACCTGAATGACTTTGTAAGGAAAGAAGTCCTTGATTTCTTGACGAATCTTGTTGAGTGTTTCAAACACTGCATTCCAGTCAAGTTCAGAAGCATCGCGTTCCTTCTTGCGATTAGCTTTGTAATAAGGATAAACTTGCTTGCGCCAGTAGTTCTTGTCATCACAAGCAATGACCATCTCACCAAACTCGGCAGTAAACTTTACCTTGTGTGCGCGTAGAGCGTTCAACACCATATGCCGAATGATATCTTCTTCGATCTTGACATTTTTATGGTTACCGATCTGGACCATAAGAGTCGAAATCATGACTTGTGACAAATCTAGGATAATCATGTTAGGTTGTTCTCACGTTGTTATGATCTATATATACAACATTTTTAGATCATTGTAAAGAGTTATTCGTCAAAATATTCTTCATCGATGTCTGGAAAGTCAATCAACTGTTCTGCTGCTTGTTGCAGCCCATGATTGACTCCCATACTCTTGAGGATCAATGACCGTAGGGATTCGATGACTAGTGCAACATCTTTGCTGAAGTCATCGTCATCAAAGTTGAACCCTAGCATACCAATCTTATAGAACAACTCTTCGGTCATCTCATCCGTCACGAAATGAACAAACTCTATTTTGTTTAGAAGAGCCTGCTCTCTCATCTCTTCAAGATGATCTTGGGTAAAGTTTGTTCTATTTTTCAACGGGAACTGAATGATGTTTGAACGTATCTCAACAGAAACATTAGTAGAAATAGCTGTGTTGGTATTCACACAAGTCTCCTCTCTACCATTACTTATTTTTTAGAGATTCTAGAAGACCCGACCATTCCATTGCTTTAGTGTTCCAGTTGTATGTACGATCTGCTTGGATTTTCTGTAGATAAAGATCCTGTGCAATCAAGTCTCTTTGATTACGCATAACGTTGATACCCTGTGAAAGAACCTGATAGAATGAGTTTGCATGATGATTCTTATCTTCGCTCCACTGATACATCCATGTCAAGCCCATAGAAGTTTCTGGTAGTGCTGCTAGATTAGGATGAATGCAGAGTAGACCAGCAGACATAGCTTCGATCAAACAGAGACAGGAGGTTTCTTTCCAGATTGAAGGATATGCAAAGATGTCTGCGTTCAACAATGCGCTGCGCAAATCTTCGTTGCTTACAGAGCCGTGATAGTTAATCTGTGGATGCTGGCGACAGACTTCAAACAGGTCTTCATACTGTTGATCGCGTTGTTCCCAACCATACAACTTGAATGATGAATAGACATCCAATGTGATGTTAGGATCGTTCTCGGCTAGCTTGATGAAGACTGGTACCAGAATATCTAGACCACGATGTGGAGTAGGTGTGTAGATCAATCGGATCTTTTTATCATCTACAGTCTTTGCTGTAGTGTCGATAGGTTCAATAGAGTTTTTAATGACAACAGAATCGCTATATGGTACACCACGAACGTTGTTGTATTGTTCCATCTGCCAGTTTGAAACGAAAACAAACTTATCAAACTTCTTACGGTACATGGGATCAGAAAGTCGCGACGACTCTGGATCTTCTGGTAGATCGTGACAGTAGTAAATCTTCGTCTTGGTTTCGTCTAGTTCACGAGCGCGTGAGAAAACAATCTGTGTGTCTTCTAGAAGTTCACGAGGAACACCACCCGCATATAGACGTTCTTGTAGTAGTTCTGTACCACCCTTTGAGTTCTTGTTTAACTCATTACGTTCCATTAGGTCATGATTGCTCATTTGGTTCCACCGCTTCCATTTCTTCTGTTAGTTTTTGATGATAAAGTTCATAGGTTTCTATCATCAGTGACGCCACTGCGAGGCTGCTAATACGTGCTGCAATGTTGATCACGATCCACTTAGCAATAAATGCTCGGATATATTCCCAGCGTGTTAGTTCGTTCATTATACAAAAAACCCTACACTGAAATCAACAACAGAATCTTTGCGGAATGATCGCCAGCCACTGTTCTCTAGATCCCATACTGAAATGACATCTGGATTTGATTTACGAGTTTGAGATTGTTCATCAAGATTCTGTTCTGGTAGAATCTCTGGAGAAAGAGTGCAAAGCATTTTACGTACTGTTCCGTCCTTCTTTGTGAAGTTGACTTGACAGATGTTATGCTTTAGATCATCCAAGAAGGACGTTGGTAGATTCGTTTTTGATTCGTTCATTGAGTTCATTATACCCTCCAATGTATGTTTCATTATAAAAAATCTGTGGTACTGTGCGCGCATGTGGCACTTCAGTTAGTAGACGATTCTTTGTTTCTTCGTCTGTGATATCCATTTCAACGAATGGAATGGACTTTGATGTGAGAAGATTTTTGGCTGCTGTACAGTTTGAGCATCCTGGCTTTGAGTATACTTTATACATAGTCGATCCTGTATGTTTTGTCAAGAGATAAAGGGGCAGCCGAAGCCACCCCTAAATCTATTTATGCGATTTTATAGAATATGTGATGACCTATCGTCACAACTCTCTTGTACTTCCAATGTGGATTTACATAGTTTGCATGATAGAAGATTGCGCCATTAATGTTGTCTCCTACATGTCCGTAGTAAACAGAACGAGCAACTTGCTTATTCTTTTCATATAGGTCTTGATATACAATCTTAGGATGGTGATGAATCCAGCTAAACTGGTGTTTCATAGCAATAACTTCACATGGAGTTTTAGCATAGCCTTGTTTTACACGATTCATTATTACATTTGCAACTGCAACCTGACCATTTAGTGGCTCACCACGGGCTTCAAAATAGATTGTCTGTGCTACGCATTCTAGTTGCGCTTGATCGTGTTTTGGTGTTTGTGCCATTGCTTGTGGTATTACAACCAACAGTGCGAGAGTGGCAATCGCCTTGAAGATTTTATTTAGGTAAGACATTTCTTCCCTCTTAGGTTCGAAGACCTAGGCGACAACTGAAAGTCTTATAGGGTATCTCAACCCGTACAGACAGCTATGCTATGAGAAGATACAAAGTAAATGTATATGGTATCTTCTACATCCATTTCCCTCTTACTGGAAATGCAAGATCGTCGTTGTTTCGTTTGAATCATATCGATAGTATAACGTGATACTGTAGATATAATGCTTACTAGCCATCGCAGACTTGAAGCGTTGTAAGAGTACAATGGAAGTAGAACTTCCAATGGTATTTATATGAGACATATTCTAGACCGTGCCTAGGTTGATCGCGAATACGTCTGCGCTTCCATCTCGGCGCAGATTGACACTTACTCCTCATCCCTGGAGCAGTTATCGGATAGTCCTCTTTGGTGCGCTTATGGTGGATTCCATCCAGAGGCGTAAGAGGCTCAGAAAACCCATACATATGTAACAGAGGTATGGGTCATATTGTCTTTACTTATACACTAGTTTTACGTGGTTGTCTAGTCTTTTTTGGAGCAGCAGGTGCAGATGGCTCTGGTGCTACCTTTGGTGCCCTAGGCTTACGCGGTGGCTTGGGCTTATCTGGCTGCTTGCTGCGATGTAGAATGATGATACCCTTAGATCGCAGTTCACGAATAATCTTACCATGATCCATTAGAAGCTTGTTAAGTGCTTCCTTATCAACAGGAGCATTAGGAGCCTTGCGCTTCAGATACTTGTCCACAGATTCGTGAATACCATGAAACTCTTCATCTGTGCAATCTAGATATATTGCGGCCATGATTACAGCCTTCCACTGATATCAATGATGTCATAGCGATCATAATGGTGTGCCTCTTGCAGACACACATCAATATACTTTTGTGCCTCTTCCAAAGTCTCAAACGACTTAAGGAAGTTATCTTCTGCAGGATAATAACGATCCCAGCCTAGTACCCAAAATACTTTCATATTCATTCTCACCAAAACTTGGCAACAAAGTGCCAGATAACACCGATAATGATGCCCCAGAATGCAACATTCGCGAGAAACGTAAACAGCACCATTTTATAAAACGTATTCATAATCAAAACTCCAAAACATTAGAGGTACGACGAGTGATTTCAGAGAGGACAGTAATCTTTCCTTTATGCCCTGCTATTTTGTAATGAGTGCGCTGTTCAAGTTCAAACAGAAGATCAGCATATTCTTCTTCATCATGCACAACTCCATCAAACAGAAAATACGTGTCTCCATCATGATCAGGCACCGTACTAATAGTCACAACAGCAGTAAACATAATCAAAACTCCTTAAATACCTTTTCAATAGACTTAACACGCCAGGACCAAGCTTTTATGCAAGGACCAACATCAAGCGCTGCTTGATCTGCTTTTTTCCAAGAAGTTGCGGTCACTTTAACTTGGACATCTTTCTTGCCTTCAAAATAATCCAGATCATGATCGACAAGATAGGGATGACGACCGTTTACTTCCAGTGTCACAATATACTGATGCACACGATTTTTGCAGAAAAACATAATCAAAACTCCCAAATCTTGACGCCACGACGAATCAGTTCCTTTGCGATCAACTTTTCCATTCGATCAACCTGTTTGACAAGGCGATCACTCAGCTTGTCACGGTTGCATTCGGAGAGGAAAAAGAGAGCCGCTTCAAGATCATCCGATGACTGAAAACGAATCACGATGGGGGCAAAGAGTTGCTTAAGATTCATATTGATTGCTCCACAAACTCACTGACTACATTCTTACCATAACAGATTCGAGTTATATGTCAAGCAGCCTTTTGTGCTTTGCGATATTTTTGAATCTGGCGATCAAGATTCTTTTGGTCGATGTAACCATCTTTACGAACTTGACCTAGATCATCCAAAACATTGAGAATATCGCTCACACCGTCGATATTGATACCGTAGCTACGAATCACAGAGATAGAAGCAGATAAACTAAACATAACGAATCACCTTATATCTCACTGACTACATTACTGATAATACACGACTCGGGAATAATGTCAAGAGGGAAATGTGTATCCCACCAAAGATTCTAACTCTGATAAAGATTTTTCTATCAGAGCAGATCCTTCAACGTTGTCAGCCATATAAACTTTGATAGAGCGATCTTTGAGATAGACAACTTTGTAATACGCCGATGGAACGGGAATCCTACGTTCTCCAATACAAGTAGATGGATCAGTATAGATTGCACCAGTCACCACGTATTGCGTCTCCATCCCTCTCACCATCGCTTCCAGTTCTTTCCAGATAATCCTGTTTACATCTGGTAGTTGTGGTGTCATGTTGGTCATTAGAAATGTGTCGCGCATCTGGACTTCGTTTCCAGCGTCAGCAGCGGGTGTTAGATGCCCGCGATCATATCCACTGTCTGTATAGTCATCTGGTGTTGGTGACCGTTTCAGGCGAGGATCAGAGCAGAATGCGTCGTCTCTTTCCACGTGGTCATGTGGTGGCTGTGTCACTTCAGCAGATAGAATCGTTCTCATATTCTTTTCATCATAAAGAACGAGATAGAACGAGTTACAAAGCACTGTGGTACCAGGCACGACAATAGCCTGACCGTAAGGCCAGACTTGATTTGCAGGTAACGATGGAGGCAGCTTCCGCTTTGCTAGAAAAGAAAATGCAGCGGAAGCTAACATCCTAGGGATAGATAGCAACCGCTGCATCATTATTTCCTTGAGTGTTAGATTACACTCTATTTATTATTTAGTCTTCTTGAGCCTGTGTTACGTTCGAACTACGCTTGTAGTTGCCCCAATATTCATTGGCACGAACACGGATATTCAGCATGTTTGTCTGGTTCTTATTAGGATTGACAATGGTAATCCAAGGATTACGACCAGCACGCCATGCTTTAACAAGATCAAGTTCATGTGTTAGTGTGCAACGATCACGCTTCACAAGCTTTGAAGTTGCTTTTGAAACGTTTGAGTGAATACCTTTTGAGACCTTAGTCTTACGTGTACTAACTGCCATTATTTACCTTTCATGATGTTGGAGCCTCATAACGGTACCTCCCCGTTTTCCTCTGGGTGGAAGCCAGATGCATTGATTCTATGCTAATGAGGCAAAGGGTGTTTTATATAAGTAATATTGTCTGTCACGATACTACTAATATCCACAGACTCTAACGCTAAACAGGAGCATCAGCTATGGTTATTTATCTATACGTGAAGCAATGTGGTCATTGTGATATGAAATATTTTGGTTACACTAAAACAAAAAATCCTTTCAGATATAAAGGATCTGGTCAGTATTGGATCAGACACATAAAATCGCATAACATAACACCTATAACTTTAGAAGTACACACCTTCTATAACCAAGAAGACGCTACGGCATATGCTATTTCGTTCTCACAAGAAAATGATATTGTCGAATCTAAATCTTGGGCAAATCTTGTACAGGAAGACGCTAAACCTGGAAATGTGGGATGTAAATATCACACAGGACCAAGATCGGGGTTAACTGAAGAATCGAGAATCAAAATGGGACTTGCGAACAAGGGGAAGAAACGATCATCTGATACTATAAAAAAACTTTCAGATTCACACAAAAACAGAAACAAAACTCAACTAGAAATAGATCGTTTAACTAGTCTACACAAGAAAAATGTAGGTAAAAAAAGATCAACTGAAACAAAAGAAAAAATGAGACTTGCTCAACTTGGTAAAGTTCCAAGTGAAGAGACTAAGAAAAAAATAAGCGAAACATTAAAAAATAAACATCAAGGCAAAAGATCGTAGAACCTGCCCGTTTTCTGTCCAACAGCACGAACTCGGTTCTTAGGATATCTCTTTTTGGTATACTCTAATGCACGAGCAATAGACTGCGCACGATTAGGAACACCGCCTTCAACTCTACGCCAGCTATCATCAACACCTAGAACTTCAATCTGAATGTTCTCTGGTGTCTCTGTTGTCGATTCTTTGAAAGCTTTGAATATTTTCATTTTCATGCTCTTATTTATATGGAATGGTCTACCATGAGAGATTTGAACTCCCGATCTCCTGGCCCCAAACCAGGCGGATTACCAGACTTTCCTAATGGTAGACAATAATCTATTTAGATGAACAATGAACGTTCAAGTTCTGGTCCTGATTTTCATACCATCTAGCGCCTTACGTCTAGTTCGTAATAGATCATTGTTCATCAAAATAGTCTGGTGCCGATAAGAAGAATCGAACTCCTGTCAGAGGGTTACAAATCCACTGTATTACCACTATACTATATCGGCATTAAACTTTCGTTGTGCGTACCGTAGTCTCACCAGTGTCATCGTTATGACTTACGTGATGAGCATTGAAGTTAACACCAGGATGATGTTGCTTCAATGAAAGAAACTGTGCTAGATTGTCTTTAGAATCATCATAGAGATGGACGTTTTTATATCCATTCTGATTAATGAGATTGTGTACAATATCACGTTTTCTTACGGCAGGATCACCAGGCTTATTACCAGCCCTGCGAACATGCACTTTATTTATATCTACTCCATACTTCTTCATAAACTCGGCAAACTTTGGCTGATCGTCAAAGTCTGCCCGAGCAGTTAGTATCTCAACCTTACCGCCATTATTATGAATGGCTTTCATCTTAGCAAGCATCTTACGAATAGGTTTACCCGTTTGATGCAACTTGCTAGATGATCTAAAGTCAGAGAAGTCATATGAATGACCTGGATCTAACTTATGCGTATTGAACTGTTGATTACTTAAAGACTTCACTCGCTTGCCATGTTCATCGTTTACATGAATAGCGAGTGAACCTGGATCGTGAGTAAACAAAGTTTCATCCATGTCAAAGGCATGGAGTGTGTTTTGTGACTCGACAATGAAGTTTTTAAAGTTCGTTACGTTGTTCATGTTCTACTTATAAAACATGTTCATGTATCAAGTATTGCTTGCAAGAAACTTTTCAATACGCAAGGCGATTGCTTCATCTGGATCTTGAGAATAATGAATAATAGCAGCCTGTGCAAGCTTTAGAAGTTTGATAATGTCATCTTGCACTGTCTCTTTTACCAACTCGATTTCATCTTTGTAGATATAAACCGAAAGGTCATGATGACCAAAATAACCAGAATCAAACTTTACCCGATAATATATCCCATCAGTTTGTCCATATGGATCGATTTTTTCAGTGACAGTACCCAGACTACCGACATCAAGTCCATTATCAGGTTCGTCAATATAGCCCGTTGCCGAACTGGTAAGCTTAACTCGATCACCAACATTAAACATAATCAATCTCCATTTTGTATCAGAGAGAAGCTTTGTCTCTCTATATTCCCATCATAGCTGATTCGTGGAATAAGTCAAGCAGTTTTGAGCCATTTCATAATGTTTTCAGGTGCAGTCTCGCCGTATGGATCATCATCGACATTGTGACCAAAGCCAGGTTCAATGAACCACTTTTCGATCTTGCCGTTGTTTACCACTACAGCATAACGCCAGGAACGTGTGCCAAAGCCAAGATTTTCCTTATTCACTAGCATCGACATACCACTGGTAAATGTACCAGAACCGTCTGGAATGACCTTGACCTTCTGAAGCTGTTGTGACTTGGCCCAAGCATTCATTACAAAGGCATCATTGACTGAGATGCAATATACATCATCAATGCCTAGTGCCTTGAAGTCTTTATAGTTTTCTTCGAAACCAGGAAGCTGATATGTCGAACAAGTAGGTGTAAAGGCACCAGGAAGAGAAAATAGAACTACGCGCTTGTTTGCAAAATAGTCAAACGAAGTCCTTTTTTCCCAACGATAAGGATTTGGTCCTTCAATCGAATCGTCACGCACACGAGTCTTGAATACTACGTTTGGAACGACTTCTGGTAGATACTCTTCGGGATCATACTGATGTGTCTGGTACATATTTTATCCTTTCATAATACGTTCACGTAGCCCAGAAGAACTATAGTTATGTTCGCGTCTGTTATAATAAATCTCAATGCCTGGCATATATTTGCCAGTAAAAGTTTTAGACTCATACTCTTCTCCTACAAACCGAATATCAATCTTCTGGGTGAGTAGAAGATTATATAGGTCACCTTCAGTGGAGTATGGAATGATTTTGTCTACATATTTACAGGCATTTAACTGTGACCAACGTTCATATACATCTTGAACTGGCTTATTCTTTTCTGGACGATCAATCGTAGGATCAGTCTGAAGTGCTGCGATAAGAAAATCACAGTGTTCTTTAGCTTCTTCAAGCATAAGAACATGACCCGAATGAAACAGATCAAAGCAGGAACATGTAATACCAATCTTCATAACAATCCTTTATTTCACTTAGACCTTTTCAGTGTCATCAATCACCACTTCAAGACAGACATTATCTCTGCCATAGATTAGGTCCAGACTTTCAGCAAGCTTTAAAGCAGCTTTATAATCTTCGACCAGACATTCAACAACCATTTCGTAATCTGCGTTCAATGCGTATACGTGAAACATGGTAGTTTCCTTTTTAAATGGCTCCCTAGATAGGATTCGAACCTATAACGACAAGATTAACAGTCTTGTGCCCCTACCGATAGGGCCCCTAGGGAATATAACTCTACTTATAACGCTCGTTGATGAATGCAAACCACTTGTGATAGAGCCCGACTTCTTTGCCGTAAGCTTCTACCTCCCAAGGCGAATCAAAATAGTTATCTTCATGCCGCTTGGGCTTCCAGATTTCGCCTTGCCACTTGCTGCTGATCTTTAGACCACCCCTCGTAGGGATCACGATACCGCGTTGAAGTTCATTCTTAGCGTGTTGCTTAACATGGACCATTTCGTGCGCTAGAGTTTTAATCATACCGTCGATCTTCTGGCGCTTGAGACGAATCGTGAACCACCGAGGATTCCTAGTGCCCTGCTCATCAACACATTCGCCTTCGGCGTCTAGATTTGTTTCAATCTCCAGATCAATGGATAGATTGCGAACCATACGAGGATCCATCAACTGGCGCGCAAAAAACTCTGCTGCCTCGGTGAGTTCCTCAGCTTTGGTCGCATTGATACCTGATACGTGAACTTCCATTTCATCTCCATCGTCTATGATCTGAACCTATCATGATTCGCGATGAATGTCAAGTGGTTAATTTGGCAACCGAAGGCCTTCAGGATTGATAGGCTCAAGGGTCTTGAACCCCCATTCGACACGACCATCTTCGAGGCGAGGAAGTTCTTGATCTTTCTTCCACTTGAGCCAACCGTTTCCGTAACCGTTGAACCCCCAGTGGCGAGAGAACCACTGACCATCCTCGCGGACAGCAGCATGAATGTGACGGCCGTAGGAGTCATGCCCCATGAACGCTTCGATTGCCTTTGCCATAACGAATCACCTTTCTCACTAACTACATTCTCAATGTAGCTGATTCTGAAAAAATGTCAA